GCGGCGGCATCATCTTCGAGCAGCAGGGTCTCAACGACTTCTACGCCACTCGTGACGTCCAGCAAGTCGCTCCTGGTGCAGCGTTCCCGCTTGTCACCTTCGCCCGCCAGGCCCTTGGCTTTGCGAGCCCGAAGAAGTGGGGTGGCGAGTACGAGGTCACGTACGAGGCTCGCGACCGCAATGACATCCGCCAGCTCGGCCGCAACAACGTTCAGCTGGCCAACACGATCATCCGCAAGCTCAACATCGTCGCTCTCAACGAGATGGAAACGGCAATCGCGAGCCTCAGTGGCGCCGGTGTCATCACCGGTCACAACTGGACGACGGCCATCCCGAACGGCTCGAGCCCGACGGCGCCGGGATTGACTCCGATCGCTGACGTCGCTCAGGTGATCGAGACGAACGAGCTCCGCGAACTCGGAATCGTCTACGACACGCTGGTCATCTCGCCTCAGGACATGACGGTCCTCGACCTGTTCTACGGCGAACGCCTTGAAGCCATCCTCAAGCGGTACGGCTTCGACACCCTGTTCGTCTCCGCGCAGGTGACGGCAGGCACGGTGTACGCCGTCGCTGGTCGTGGCCAGGTAGGTCAATACCGGGTCGAGCAGCCTCTTCAGACCGTGTCGGTCGAGGACAAGCTGCTGGAGAAGTTCACGGTCAAGGCCTCGGTTCGTCCGGCCATCTTCGTGGACAACCCCTACGCGATCCTCAAGATCACCGGAGTTCGTGGCTGATGCCCGAGCGTCAAATTGCATTCGCATCGACCTGGTTCCACCGTGGATCCGAGCACGTCGTGGGTCACCGCGGCGAGGTGCTCGACATCCCGGAGGACGAGATCGAGCGTCTCGAAAAGCTCGGCGCCTTGGTTCCCGAAGGCGGGGAGCTGGACCGCCCAGGCAAGCTCCTGCCGCTGCTGGCCAACGCAAGTGAAGAGCAGATCAGGAACTACATCGAGTCAGGCAAGGCCGACGAAATCCTGGAACAGGTCGACGACTACCCAGTCGCCCTCATCGAACGCGTGCTTATCGCCGAGCGAGCGGGCCAAGCCCGAGAGGGTCTCGTCACGGCTCTCGATGCGAAGGTGCGGGGGGTCAACGAGCTGACGGAACCGGTCACGGTTCCCGATGTCATGCGACCGATCCCGGCAGAGACTGTTACGCCATCAGCCGAGCCGATGAGCCCGACAGAAGGCGACGGCGAAGACCTCGTCGAGTTCGTCTCGACCAATACCGTCGAAGCCGTTCTCGAGCGAGCCGGTGAAGACTCCGAGCTTGCAGCTGCTCTGCGTGCAGCCGAAGAGTCTCGTGGAGACAAGGCCCGCAAGGGCGTAATCGAGGGCTTGACCAAGATCGAGAACGCCGAGGCGTAAATGGCCACGTCCGACTGGGCGCCTCTAGTCGCCGACGTCGGAGCGATTCTTCGAGCACGGACGAAGGACAGCAACGGCAACGAGCCGGGCACCTTCACTGCCAACACACGACCGACCGGTGATCAAGTCGATGAGCTGATCGAAACGGCCATCACCGACATCGAGTCGGAGGTCGGATCGGTCCCTGACGTGTTGCAAGACGCCGCTCGCCGGGTAGCTGCGATCGGGACGGCGTTGCTCGTCGAGCTGTCCTATTTCCCCGAGCAGATCGTCAGAGGGCGTTCGCCGTACGACCAGCTGAAGGAACTGTACGACGCTCGTTTCGCGCGCCTCAAGATCAAGATCGACGAAGTGAATGCCGGCGGCGAGGTCGGCACGGCGGACGACGCACTGCCCGACTACTCGTTTCCCGAGTTCAACTATCTGGGCTGGAACACCTCATGGTGATCATCTCGTTCGAAGTATTTGGGGACCGCCAGGTAGAGCGCGAGCTGCTCCGTCTCTCCGATGCCGCTGCTGACATGCGGCCGGCTGGCGAGCGGTTCATGGAGTACATGCGATCCGTGGAGCGCTCTCAGTTCGACAGCGAGGGCCGTACTGGTTCTGGTGGCTGGGCGCCGCTGAAGCCGAGAACCGTTGCCAGTAAGGCATCCAGGGGGCTTGATCCGCGCATCTTGCGAGCGACGGACCGCCTGCGAAAGTCGCTCACCAACAAGACAAGTCCTGACCACATCGAAAAGATCAAAGCCGACTCGTTCTTCTTCAGCACCCGAGTCCCCTACGCGCGCTATCACCAGACCGGTACGAGGCGGATGCCCCGACGCCGTCCTGTCGAGCTGTCCGAGCGCAACCGGCGAGCGGTCGTCAAGATCATCCAATCCCACCTTCTCGGGAAGCAGAGATGAACCTGTACGGCGCGGTCATTACTGCACGAGACGTGCGCGAGGCGGTGATCGGCAACCTCAAGGACTGGTCGCCCGCCTACATCGGTGAGGTATCGGTCCAATCGGGCCGCCTCCGGTGCGGCGATGGCGCCCTTCCAGCGTTCCGTTCGTATGGCACTGCTACATCGTTCTCGACATTTCCCGAAGATCAACTTCCCGCCTGTGTCGTCGTGGTCCCCGGACTCGCCGACACCCCTGTTCGCCAAGGTGACGGCACGTATCTGGCGGAGTGGTCGGTTGGGGTAGGCGTAGTTGTCTCGGGGAAGGACAGGGAATCGACCGACGAGCTTGTCCGCCTATATGCCGCCGCTGTTCGCATGGCCATGATTCAAAAGCCTTCGATGGGCGGATTTGCAATTAGCTCGAGATGGATCGACGAAAGCTATGACGAATCGGACTACGACGATTCACGGACCATCGCCGCTGGAATTGTGAGTCTCGGTATCGAAGTGGATGCGGTTGTGGATGCGTACGGCGGTCCGAAAGTGCCACCGGAAGATGCCTGTGTCGATCCGGGTGAATACGGAACCATTCAGGCCACTCCGCTCACTACGGACGATGCGTGGACTGGTTTGTGATTCCGCTGGACGCCATGAATACAGAACTACGCTCAGCGCAATGATCAAGGTCCAAAACATCTCGGGGCATGCGGTCGATCTTCACATCGGAGTCCTTGCGCCTGGTGAAATCGCCGAAGTCGAATCCAACCGTGGACTTGTACCCATGATCGAGTCCGGCGTTCTCGCTGAGCTCGAGGACGAGAAGCCCAAGAAAGGCGATGCCAAGTGACTTTGCCCGGAGTCTCTGTACTGTCCCGTGCGCAGCCGCCATCCAGGGGTATCACGACTGATGTCGGCACGTGGTTCGTGGTCGGCGCAGCCGAGAAGGGGCCGACGACCTATCCGAAGCTGATCCGCAATATGGCGGAGTTCACGCTGTACTTCGGATCGCGCCAGTCGTATTCGATCTTGTGGGACGCACTGGAGACGTTCTTCCGTGAAGGCGGTTCGAGGGCGTACGTCGTCCGGGTTGCGGGTGCTTCCGCAGTAACTGCCACCAAGACGCTCAACGACAGTCAGGGCACACCTGCACCATCGCTCAAGGTCGACGCGAAGAACGCAGGTGCGTGGGGCAATTCGCTGTCGGTGCAGGTGATCGCAGGGAACTCCGGCTCTGAGCGAGTTCTGGTGATCACTCACTCGACGCTGGGTGAAGTTGATCGCTCTCCGTCGTTCGCCGACCAGACAACCGCCATCGCGTGGTCACGGGCCTCGGACTGGGTGAATGTCTCGCTTCCTGGCAGTGCGAGCACGAACCTGCCGGCTGTGGCTGCGGCGGCGGCTTTGACCACGGGCGCGGATGACAACTCGGGAATCACTGATCAACAACGGCAGGATGCACTCGGCTACTTCACTCGTGATCTTGGTCCGGGCCAGGTGTCGATTCCGGGCAACACCGCATCGGGCAACCGTTCCGCGCTTCTCACACATGCCCGCACGTACAACCGTGAGGCCTTGCTAGACGGGACCGACACGTCATCGCGATCGACGTTGGTGACCGAGGCACAAGGCCTTCAAGGCAACGAGTACGGAGCGCTCTTTGCGCCTTGGATTCTGATCCCGGGCCTCGTCAGTTCGACCTACCGCACGGTGCCGCCGTCGGCACTCGCCGCCGGTCTGATGGCTCGATCGGACGCCACTCAGTCGCCGAATGTGCCAGCAGCAGGAGACAACGGGCTTGGCCGCTACGTCTTGGGAGTGTCACAGGTTGCATGGAGTGACTCCGACCGCGAGCTGCTCAACGACAATGGCGTCAACGCCTTCCGCCAAATCGCTGGTGACGTTGTGCTCTACGGTTACCGCACTTTGACCAAGCCGGGAGTCGACATCTCGTGGCGGAGTCTGGCCAATCAGCGCCTGCGGCTCAAGATCACTCGTGAGGCGGAGCTCGTCGCCGAGTCCTTCCTGTTCGATCAGATCGATGGGCAAGGTCGCAAGATCGCCGAGTTCGCAGGTGCGCTCACAGGCGTGCTCACCGGCTACTACAACGCCGGCTCCCTCTACGGCGAGACTCCCGACGATGCATTCAGCGTCGATGTCGGTGAGTCCGTGAACACCCCGACGACGCTTGCCGCCGGCGAATTGCGGGCCGTGCTCACCATGCGAATGAGTCCATTCGCCGAGAGGGTGGTCATAGAAATCGTCAAGGTAAGCGTCGATCAATCGATCTAGAGAGGTAGGCCGTGGGAAGCCAGTATCAGTACGCAAACACGCTCATCGTCGACGGCCGCCCCCTCGGCATCTTCGACACTTGGAGCGGTGGCGAGGCCGACTCGGACGAGGTCAAATACTCGCCAGGCGGAATGGGACCGGAGGAGTCCCAGGGCGGACGTGCGACAGTCGGCAACGTCACTGTGGGACGTCAATACAAGCGCGATCGTGATCATGAACTGATCCGCTGGCTCATTCCTCGGCGGGGTCGTGCTCGTTTCACCGCAAATCGCCAACCCCTCGACGCCGATGGGAACGCCTATGGCCGTCCGCTGGTCTACACCGGTGTGCTCAAAGCGGTCAGTCCTCAGGACGTGGACTCCACTTCGTCTGATCCCGACACGTTCGAGCTCGAGCTCTCGACTGACGGAACGATCGGTTGAGCGCGGCCGAGGCCAACGAGGTCACGCCGCTCAACTCCCTCAAAGGCACGCTTGCCAAGCGGCGAGAGGAGATCGCCAGCGAGCTGTTCTTGGAGCTGGAAGTCCCACGCTGGCAAGACCCGACCATCGTCATCCGTTACCAGCTTGTCCCGCATGAGATCGTCAGCCGTGCCCAACGGTCACTCGAGAAGGCCAAGGGGAACCGTGGCGAAGCGGAGCTGAACGCCAACAAGGATTTGCTCATCAAGGCATGCGTGGGCATCGTGGCCAAGCATCCCGACGACGAGTGGACGGGGTTCGGGGATGAGGCACTCGCCGAATCTCTTGGCGTGGCTACGCCGAGCGCTCGGGCGGTGTCCGGTGCGCTCTTCTACAGCGACGGTGACATCTTCAGCCATGCGTCTGCGGTGATCGAGTTCTGCGGCTACAAGAACGCCGAGGTCGAAACGGATCTCGCGGGGGAATAGCACGCCACCCGGTGACGAGAAACACCGCGGTGGCAATCGTGCTCGGCGTCGATCCAGATGCGTACCTGAATGCCAAAGGGCTCAAGGAACGAGTGCTTGTTTCGGCGATGCAAGAGGCCGCAGAGATCATGGACCGCCGGAGAAAGAACGAGATCGAGGCCATTGGCGCCGCTTGTGCTCGTGCACTCGCGAGAATGCTCAAGAAGCGTTGAGGAAGCGCTGACGCACGAAGGCTCGGGGCTGGTTGGCGAACGATGAAGAAGTCGGAGTAAGGCTAAGCCTCAAGGATCGGAAGCGGTTCTCGTCCGAAGCTGACCGGGCTGCAAGAGACATCGACAAGATCGGGTCGGCTGCCAAACGTGCCAACCGGGAAGGAAAATCACTCGGTCAGGCATTCTCTCCAATCAGCAAGGGTCTCCGATTCGCAACCGGGGCTGGTCTTGCCGCAGCGCGAGGGATCGGTCTGGTCGGAACTGCCCTTGGTGGAGCTGCAGCCGCAGGAACTTTCTTTGGTCTGAAGACCGCTAGCTCGATGGAGCAAGCGCAGATCGGCTTTACGACCATGTTGGGCTCGGCACAGAAGGCCCAGGCCTTCATCGCCGATATGAAGGACTTCGCCAAAAAGACGCCGTTCCAATTCACCGATGTCCAGACTGCAGCAAGCAAGTTGCTGGCCTTCGGCTTTGCATCCGAGAAGGTCCGGCCGACCTTGACCGCAATCGGTGACGCCGCCGCGGCACTTGGAACTGGTTCTGAAGGTGTCACTCGGATCACGACTGCCCTCGGTCAGATCCAGGCAAAAGGGCGGGTTCAGTCCGACGAGCTGCTCCAGCTCTACGAGGCGGGTATCCCGGCGCTGGACCTTCTTTCCAAAAAGCTCGGCAAGTCGAAGAAGGACACGCAAGACGCGGTGACGAAGGGCCTGGTGCCGGCTGGGGTCGCCATCGAGGCGTTCACGACCGGCATGGAGGAACGCTTCGGCGGTCTGATGGAGAAGCAGTCGCACACCCTCGGCGGCATGTTCTCCAACCTCAAGGACACCGTGACGTTGGGATCGGACAGGGCTTTTTCTCCGCTGGTCACGATCTTGAAGTACTACCTACCGGGTGCCACTGCCCTGACCGGTCGGGCAATGGACCTGCTGGGCCAGAAGCTGGAAACCACCGCTAAATGGTGGGAACGCAACCGATGGGAGGTCGGGTTCCTGCGCTCGGCATACCAGTCGGGTGGCTTCGATTACGTCGTCCAGGTACTGGATACCCAGACACGCGCGAACGGACGACTCAAAAAAGCGTGGGCGGAGACGAAGTCAGTTCTCAAAGACGCGAGTGATGTTTGGAAGAACAGCTTGTGGCCTGCGACCAAGAACGTTGCCGATGCCTTGGGTGGGAAGGAGGGTTTGCTGACGCCACTCGGTGCGGCACGCGCAATCTTGGGCTGGATGGCCGATCACCCGGATGCAGGCAAGATCATCTTCGAGGGCATGGCAATAGCCATCACGGCGCACAATCTGGCTGGCCTTATCCGGGGTGTGGCAGGCGCATGGGTCGCCCTCGACGTTGCGATGTCCGCCAATCCGCTCATGCTGATCGTCGAAGCCGCCGCTCTACTCGTCCTTGGACTCGGCTTCCTGTACACGAAGCTCAACGACGGACGCCCGATATGGGAAGCGGCTATCGCAGGCATGTTCCCGATGCTGGGCGTGCTGATGACGGTCAAGAACCACTTGAAGGACATCGCTCAGTGGCTAGGCATCATTGACAGCAAGCCGAAACCGATGGGGCCCTGGCCGGTCGGTCAATCGCCCAACGAGAAGATCGAAAAGGGGCTTCCGAAGATCTTCCCCGGCCAGGCTGCGGGCGGTATCACAACCCGATCAGGCGCCTCCTGGGTGGCCGAGAATGGCCCGGAGCTGATCACACTTCCCCGCAGTGCCCGCGTCGATCCACTTCCGCAAGATCACCAACTGCCGGGCTTCGGAACGCAGGTGGTCGTCAACGTTTCCGGCGCCGATGTGCTCCACGCTCAGCGCGTGGCCGACGTCGTTGTAGAGCGGATCCAAGACAAGCTGGCACGCACATGAGCAAGATCACCATCACGCCGCTCAGCTTTCCTAACGCCGCTTTGACTCTTCCGCTGGGCAAGAAGAAGCCGATCTTCAGCGGCGGCCTCGCTCAATGGACCGAGGTCCGCCGTCCTCGTCGTCGTTCCATGACCGAGTTCGACACCGAGGCGCCGCTGAAGTACTCGTTCGATGTGGTTCTCAATGCCTTCCCCGACGGCGACGTGGAGTCGTTGATCGGCCGGATCATGGGCTGGGCTGCGCGCTCGGACCTGCCATATCAGCCAACGCTTCTCACGGTCAGGGGCCCGATCGTCTATCCGCAGATCACGTACTTCTTGTCCAAGTGCGACCAGCTCGATGAGTCAATGGAGTTCAACTCCGCTGGACGGATTTGCCGTCAGTTCCTTGACTTGGAGATCACCGAGTACGTCGCTCCTGATCTTGTGATTCAGACCCCGCCTCCTGCCCAAGCTGCCCAGCAGCGCGCGCAGACGCAGTTGTTCATCACTCCAGGGGGAAAGCTGTCGAGGGCCTTGGCCGCGTCCTCGTCTGCGCAGCGGACTCACACAGTCGCAGCAGGGGAAACGCTCTGGAGCATCGCAGCGAAACTGCTCGGCAAAGGGCAACGGTGGTCAGAGATCGGAGAAATGAACCAAATCCGCGATCCACGAACGCTCAAGGTGGGTCAAGTACTCAAGGTGCCTGCTCAGTGACGCGGAGACCCCGTGACTGATGAAGCTGCTTCCGATGTCGTAATCAACTCGCTCAAGATCGACGGCGAGGGCGCCAAAACCGAACTGATCGAAGCGATTACCGACGCCACGCTGCACCGTTCTATCGACGAAGTGCCGACAATGACGATCGAGGTTCGTGACTCCAAGCGGTCGCTGCTGCGATCGGGCATCTTCTCCAAGCGAATCACGACACAGCTGGACAACCACTCCTTCGAGCTCGCCCAGATTCGCAAGAGTGGCGGTGGGCTGAGTCTCGTCTTCGAAGATCTCGCCGCGGCCGAGCTACGCCGCCATGACACGCCGTTGAAGGTCGAGGCGGGAACCATGACCCGCATCCAGTTCGCCCGCCGGCTCCTGCAAGAGACACCGTGGATTCCCCTGGTCGTGAATCCGACAGTCAAAGCGGAAGTGACCAACGTGGAACTTGCTCGGGGCACCGTCGCGGCAGAGAACCAACAGGAAGACAAGGAGGACACCTGGACATGTCTGAAGCGAGTCTTCGCCGAGATCAACTGGCGGTGCTACATCGACTACGACGCCAACAACGTCGCTGGCGTGAACGTCGGCCCCGACTCCGCGTACTTGGACCGCGGGACGGTGATGAACCTGAAGGAAGCTCAGGACGGTGTCGACGACATTGATTTCGACTGGGACGCTGGGAAGCCTGTTGCGACGGCGAAACTGACGATCCGTGCCCATCGCTGGCAGGCCCCTCCAGGCACCCCGGTCATGCTGAAGGATGTTGGGCCAGCCAATGGCAAATGGCTCGTGACATCAATCGAGCGCAGCCTCTTCTCCACGACTGCTGACGTAGAGCTGAAGGTCTCCGAGCCCGAGCTGCCCGAGCCGCCTCCGCCGGACAGCGGCGGGGGTCCTGATGGTGGCGAGACGGGGTCGGGCACCACTTCGAGAAGCATCAACGGCTTTGTCCGTCCGACCGGCGGCCCGATCACATCCGGCTTCGGCGATGGCAGAGGCCACAAGGGCATCGACATTGGAGCCCCAACCGGTCAGGCCGTCGTTGCAGCAAAAGCGGGCACAGTGACCTTCGCCGGTTCACAATCCGGTTACGGCAACGTGGTCTACATCTCCCACGGTGAAGGCGTCGAGACTCGCTACGCTCACCTGAGTTCGTTCGCTTGCCGGCGTGGAATGCAGGTCTCTCAAGGCCAAAAGATCGGTGCCGTCGGTGCCACTGGTAATGCCCGCGGAAGCCACCTCCACTACGAAATCCGGACGAATGGGACGCCTATAAACCCGGCGAGGTACGTCTGATGGCGAACGATCCGGTGCAGGGGCTTGTGCAGTACTTACCGGCAAGCAAAACGTACGACCGGTGCCGCAGGTAAAGGGTCCGCAGGAGGGCCGAATCACTGCAGTCGATGTGGGCGCTGGCACGGCCGTGTTCGTTCTCAAGGAGTTCGACAACGAGACCCATCGTTTCGGCCCTGCCCCCTTTGGCCGCACCGATACACCTCCAGAGGTCGGGGATCGGTGCTTGGTGATCTTCGTCGGCAACGGGATAGATCGCGGATGGATCGTCGCGTACGCCGCTCCCTCCTAAGCTCAGGGGCGCATGATTCCGCACTTCGCCGTTCCGTTCCGAGTCGATACAAGCGGATCAGTTGCCGTTGTTGATCAAGACTCCGATGAAGAGATCGCGCAGTGCGTGCGTGTCTTGATGTCGACGACGGTGGGCGAGCGCATCGAGCTTCCCGACTACGGAATTCCTAACCCGATATTCAGCACGACGTCGACTCACGATGACGCCGATATGGCTGCGGCGGTTGGCAAGTGGGAGCCGCGTGCGACGGCTCTCGTTCACTCGGATGTCATCGACGAGTCACTTCGTCATGTGCTCGTCCAGATCGAGACGAGCGGCGCTCAGATGCAAGGGCGCGTATGACCTATATCGACCTACCGATCACGACAGATCCCGATGAGCTGAGCGCAGATGCTCTCGACTTCCTGATGCAGACCATTCCGGGATGGACTCCTCAGGAAGGCCACCTTGAGGTCTGGATGATCGAAGTGCTCGCCCGCATGGAGACCGAAACCCGCGACGTCGCAAGCCGGGTGCCGGTATCGATCTTCCGCTATTTCGGCAAGAGCCTGATGGGCATCCCCGCTATCGACGCGGCGAGGGCATCAGTGGAAACGACCTGGACCGTTGTCGATTCATCCGGTTACACGATCCAAGCCGGGGCTGTCGTGGCATATTCCGTCGCTGGTGACCAGCAGATCTACTTCGAGGTGAGTGCCGACGTGGTCGTCGGACCTGGTTCGACCTCAACTGCGGATGGCGAGGTTGTTCTGATCGCGGTGGAACCGGGAAGCGCGGCCAACAATCTCGAGGGCGCAGAGTTCAGCCTTGTTGACGCACTTGCATATGTCATCGGCATCACGGCAGAGGGGCCAACCTCCGGCGGTGTCGACGCGGAAACAGATGACGAATATCTGGACCGGTTGCGTGACGAGCTGCAGTTGCTTGCCCCGCGTCCGATCCTGCCCGACGACTTCGCCACGCTTGCCATACGTATCACGGGAGTCGAGCGTGCCATCGCTGTCGACGGCTATAACCCGGCGGATGGTACGTACAACAACGAGCGCATGGTCGCCGTCGCCGTGGCCGACGAGGCGGGCCACGGTGTTAGTCCGACAATCAAGGCAGCCGTCGATGCCTATTTGCAGTCGCTGCGGGAAGTGAATTTTGTGGTCAATATCATCGACCCCACCATCACGACTGTGGATGTGACAGCAACGATCAAAGTGTTGGATACCTACAACACCGATGACGTGATTGCGGCTGTGGAGACCGCCTTACAGGACTATCTCACCCCTGCTACTTGGTCCTGGGCGTCTGTTCTTCGCTATAACGAACTAATCGCGCTCATTTCCGATGTTCCCGGTGTGGACTATGTGGCGGATATATCGCAGCCGAGTGCGAATGTCACGCTGCCAGGTGTTGCGTCCCTGATTCAGGCCGGAACATTGTCCATAACAGCCGTGTGACTAGGGCGCTTGGTAGCGTTGCGGCGCACGA